CCGAGAGCACTACGCTCTCGAGGAGACCTCCGTTATTACTAACGGTCTAACCTTTATTCCTATGAAGGAATGACCGGCCCATGAGACCCTGTAAACAGGGGTACACTCATGGGGTGACGGAACTAGCTGCTATTGCCAGGCTCTAACAAGAGCCTTGGTTAGTAACAAGTCCAAGGTTTGGGTACCTGAGCCCAGTCCTCTGAAATTTTTGTAGAAATACAGAAAGGACAGAGATCCACTAAATATAATTACCAACATGAAAAGAAATTTGAAAGTTAAATTAAAAACTTCCGCTTTTCTTCCCATATTGGAACATAGTTATATGGTCTCACTCAAAAATTCGAAAGAATTTTTGGCGGTGTTTAGACGCTATGGGAGATTGTTCTCCCGTTTCATCTTTACACACCGTCAGGTATCGAGCCGACTCCAACTACTCACTAAATTTGGAGATATGCTAATACGATTAAATCGTACGCATGGTTCCGCATTTGTTGTGAAATACTTGAAAGCCTGCAATGTCGCTCTCCAGCGTTATCTAGGGGGGAAACCCCTCAAGACAATGCGAGAGATCGAACCTTGTTTGCCCTTACCAGGGTTGACAAAAGCAGGTCTACCTAAGTTTATTCCTCTGAGAGATCAGAGGGAACTTGGGAGACTCACTGTATCAGTGGTCCAATGGTATTTAACGATATTTTCGGTGTATAGGATTATATCCTGTCCACCTAAAGTAAAGTTAGAAACCATTACGGACCCTTTTACGGGAAGCGAAGAAAGTTTAAACCAGATATGTATGTGGTTGAAGGGAAATTCCCGTCGACTCATGTCACTTTTGGTGAAAATTCCTAAGCTTCACTCTAGTCTAGGTTTGGAACGCATTCAAAAAGCGTCACCCACTTATAGTCCATCCTGAAAAGGATGTCTTCTAAATGTGGTGTCGTGAATGAAGCGTTCCGAATTCTTTGATTACGCTGTCTTTTCGGGAAGTTACAGTCTATACTACGACATGTCCATTGTTTGAAAATTCATGGAAAGTCGTAGGAAGATTGATTCGGAATTAATTCCGACACCCGGGGTTAAAACTACCCCCGAGTGATGACATCCTACTAAGCCTGCCACGTATAGTAGCAAGGGCGATATGACCAAAGATACCGTAAATCTCGGGCAGCTTTCCTTTAAAGAGGAGGCTGCCGGAAAAGTACGTGTATTTGCCATGGTGGACGTATGGACTCAGTCCATATTAAAGCCGTTGCATGACACCTTATTTAAGTTATTTCGTTTCATTCCAAATGATTCGACACATAACCAAGATAATGGTTTCAAGAGAGCTCAAGCCAAAGCAGTTGAATTTAATTGTTCATACTGTTATGATTTGAGCGCTGCGACGGACCGTCTTCCTATCCAATTGCAAGAAGCGGTGTTGGATTCTCTATGGGACAAAGATCCTATAGATACTCCTACACTCGCGACTTCTTTTGGTAAGGCATGGTCAAATCTTCTCATACTTCGAGAGTATAATTGTCCTGCCTCTAAAAGGGTAGGTATATATACACAATCGAAGTTGAAGTATTCCGTGGGGCAACCCATGGGAGCCTTGTCATCGTGGGCTATGTTAAACTTAACCCATCATATGATTCTTCAATACTGTGTCGACCGATTATACGGTCGGCAGCGTACTTGATTTGAAAAATATGAAGTGTTAGGGGATGATATAGTGATTTTCGATTCTCGAATCGCATCTCTTTACTTTTCAGTAATGGAGACGTGACTCGGAGTTTCGTGTAATCCCTCTAAATCCCTCATAGCCGTTGATAGACCAGTTATTGAGTTTGCCAAAAGAGTGTCAATCGGTATGGACGAGGTATCAGCATTCAGCTGACGCCAAGCCCGTGCTCTTGACTCTCTTTTTGGTAGAGCTTCTATGGCTTATGATTTACTGAATCGTAAGGTCAATAGACATCCAATGAGAGTTTTAAAAGCTCTCACGGGGCGTCAATGATCGAACGTTGATAGTTATCTTTATAGTTTACTATCAATTTCAAGTAACATTGTAAAACAAGGAAAGCTTCCTTTCCAAGTACTTTGTGATTTCTTAATAGATCCCAAAAACCCTTTCAGGTTTATTGGTGGTCGTATTATAGGAAACATAAAGCCAGGTCCTCTTGAGGATGTTATCATGCGTTGGAACAAAGGATTAGATATCCAAGTTCCTCACATTGATACACCCAAGATTCGCTGGTATTCACAACTTTTCGAAGCCTATGCTCGGGGTTACCTAACTGACCGCATTGCCGAACTTATCATGGAGATGTCTCATAAGAGTTACATCCCAAAGATTAAGAAGGAGTGTGGTGACATGTTTGGTCCCCCTCTTCCTGATGATATATTGGATATTCTCTTTTATTGAGAGAAATATCGTTATTTCAAACGGAAGAAAGGAGCATTTGATAATCTCCCTATTGAAGATTTACTGGTTATGTATGATGAATACATGCAAGTGAAAAGGGATTTTGAGTTTTATAAACTCAATACCTCTCACAAGCCTAGGTTGGATAACAGTCTAAAACTGTTATCGTTCCTAGAACGGAGTAAAAAGGTTGGTATCATCTCGATCCCATTAAGACCAGGTAACCTGGTCCAATAGGGGGGGAGAGGATCCTAATAGGAAGACAACATCTAGAAGATGCAATGTCTGCTGCAGTATGAAATAGCTGGCGGCCAATCGGAAAGGGACAAAAATCCCCAGTTCTATTAGGCAGAAGATGGAAAGGTTGTGAGACCTTATCTCGTCTTAGGCCAGTCACTGAGTTTGGAAATACTGTCTAGGTATTGAGAGAGTTTACTCTTTCAATCAGACCTAGCTAGGTACTCCAGATTTAAACCCTGATAGAGGTGATAGGGGAGGTCAACTGTACTATACACTAAAGACTGAAAAGTCCATCAGTGATGATGCAGTGTTATTCCATCCCAAATCTTCTGCTTCAATCTCCTCACTTAGTGAAGTGATTAGTTGCAAATGATCAATAGTCTTAAACTATCTCACATGCCCTTGAGGGCCGCGGTTGCGTTCTAATTCTCCTTCGGGAGGGAGCAGGATCAGTAATGATACTTTTAGAAGTTCATACCGTGTGCCTCTACCGGCCTTCAAAACTTGAAGGTGCGGACCGGGGGGATAGGAAGGAGAGGATTGAGAGTTAGTAACTCTTCACAGAGCGAACGTGAGTCCGAGGATGCCTAGGCAATCTATTCTTGTAAGATAGAAAACCCTGGTATCACGGAGTTCTTATTCACCCTGAAAGAAAGGTTTCTAGCCGATCTACCGGATTTTTACACCCGGGAGTAATCGGTGAGGTTTCCTTCGAG